GAGTCTTGAAGCCGATTTTAGGCTGGAAGGTGTTCTCTCCAACGGCACGAACCATTTGGAGGGGAACATAAGGACAATAGAAGAGTCCAGCGTCATAAGGGGAAGTACCCTTATAACCAACAACGTAGTACTGATTAGCAGCGTTGTTTGCAGCGTAAGGATCGATGTATACGCGGAACTTACCAATCAGAGTACCAGCGAAGGTGTTACCGGCATCATCAACGCTCAGGTTAGCGTTAAGAGCAGGGGTGTAATCGAGTACACCAGCCATTGTAAGTGCGGAAGCAACGTCAGCAGAACACAGGATTATGTTGCCCTTTCCTCTACGAGTTCTTTGTGCAATCTGGTTCGCATCTCTTTCGATTTGGAACAGAAGACCCTTGAACTTCTCAACACTCCAGCGTCCGTTGGAATCAACGTCGAGGTCGAACTCACCAGCAGTAGCAACGTTTTGGGTTGCGCCTTGCTCAGCGGTCTTGTAGATAGTTCTGATAACTTCGCGGTTGATCTCAGCAAGAATCTCAGTAGAGAGAATGTTTGCGAGTTCCGCTTCAGCGTTCAGACCGTGGATTGCCTTGAGGTCTTGTGCGAGTTCTAAGGAGTACTCAGCTTTCAGAGCTCTTGACTTAGCAGTTACAGTGACTTTCTCGATCGAGAATGCCATCTGGTTGAAGTGGTCGTTACCTACGCCGAGGTTCTCAGCGTCATCGGTACGCATACCTTGACCAACACTGTAGTCAGACTCAGTTGCAGTAGCAGTTGGGTTAAGAACAGAAGGATTGGTTCCTGCCTGACTTGTTGTACCCATACCAACGGAAGTACCAGTGTTACCGTTAGTGAGGTCAAACTCAGCAGACTGACTGGAGAATCCTGTATCTACTTCGTTGAACAGTGCTTCGCGACCGTTCTGGGTCTCGTAGCGGGAGCGCATCGCGAAGATAAGTCCAGTAGGACCGTTCATTGGTTGAACGCCAGCCAGGTCATAAGCGACCAGGTTAGGCATGGAGCGGCGGATCAGGGAGATCAGAACTGGGTCGAAACCAGCAACTGTCTGACCACCGGAACCTGTGTAACCACCGTCACCAACGGAGTTTACAGGTGCTTCAGAAAGGAATGATCCTGACTGGGAGAAAGATTGTTGCTCTCTCAGGAATTTTTCTTGGTTTTCGAGCAGGACTGCGGTAACAGCTCTCTTGTGAGAATCTTGGATTGAATCAAGTCCCTCATGATTGAGGAGAGGTGCCCACTTTTCCTGCAATTGCTCGGAATGGAACATTTGCTTTAAAGGGTAATGTTTGCGTTTGATTTAATATTAAATTCAGTTTTTGTTAGCAATAACTGAAAGGGTCTTTAGGTATGCAGCCATGGAATTAGAGTGAGACTCATATCCACTTTCTACACCCTCAGAGAGAGTTTCGGTTTTTGCTGCTTTTGGAGCTTTCTTATCTGAGAAGTATGACTCCTTCAGAGTCTCCAGTTTTTCACGATATTGTGCTTCACTTTCAAACTCAACACTTTCGGAAAGTGAGGCGAGTTTCTCTTTCTGTGTCTGTGCAAGACCTTCAGAGACTTGAGCTAAGATTCCATCTGCGACCGACTCGGAGAGACGTGCGTTGAGGGAAACATTTTTCTCAATTTGCTCGTTGAGTTTTGTCTCCATGTCATCAAGTTTGTCTACCATGCTCTCTAATACATCGTACTTATCTTCAGGGATATTCACATAATGTGCTTCAAAAAGGTCCTTCATACCAGTGATGAAGGATTCAGTCATTTCTGTCTTAAGTGCTGTTTCGATAGCGAGTTGATTCTCAGTGAACCACTCTTCAGCAACATACTCAAGATAAGAATCAACTCTAGTGGTTAACTCTTTCTTGGTTTCTACGATTGCTTCTGCAAGTTCAGAAACAAACTTTTCTTCATATTGTGCTTCTAGTTCTTCTTTGATGGTTGCAACCTTAGAGTTGATTGCTGTTTCAAAGATAGTGCGTGCCTTTTCTTGGAATTCTTCGGAGAGTTCTTCACCAGCAAGAAGTGCATTAACATCTTCTTCGATGTCGTACTCAGCAACAACTTCTTCCTCAGTAGTCTCTTCTTCAGATACTACTTCTTCCTCTGCTACTACTTCTCCTTCGACTTCCTCTTCTTCCTTAACGCCTGCAGGCATAGGATCTGCCTTAGCAGCACCTTTGTTTACGACGTTCTTAACTTGAGCAAGCGTTGCGCCAGGCTCTTTTAGTTTGGCGGAATCGTCATCAGGTTTGTAGTTCTCGGGGGTGGGACCGCCAAGATCTTCGACTGATGCAAATGGACCTGGATTGGAAAGCTTAGGCATGGGATCCGCTGCAGCAGCATTTGCATTTACAGCAGTTTTGGATTGTGTAGTGCCCGCTTCCATTTCCTGTAAATTGTTGTCACTAGACATTTTGAGACTCTCCGATTGACCTTTTGTATAATCTATATTTATTTATATTTTTAAAGATTTGATATAAACTGATCAAATAACTCGATCTTACGCTCTTCTAGGCGTCTCTGAATAGTAGATCTTTCGATCTCCTCTCTCAAATCTGTTGCGAGTTTTTCTCGGAGAATTCCACCTTCCCATACCCATTCTTTACCTTCCATGATGCCTTCTACAAAAGCGTCAGGAGCAGAAGGATCAGCAACAATGTCGGCAGCAGTTGCGAGCATAAAATCTTCGCCAACCACATTGATGCCTTCTTGTCTTGAGATTGATCCGATTCCACGAGAAGAAACTCCGAGTTTTACACCATCTCCAAGAAGTGCTTCAGCGATTTTTCCCATTGGGGTAGACAGAATTTTTGCCTTTCCAATGAAGTTAGATCCACTCTCTCTAAGAGATACAATCTTGTGTGAAACTCGGTCGAGATTTACTGTTGGACCGTCTGGATGTCCCAGTTCTCCAAGTGCTCTACCTGAAGAAACATTTTCTTTAATGTAACGACCAACTTCTCTACGAAGAGTTTCCATTGGATACATACGACCATTACGGTTTTTGATGTCTCCTTGGAGGAAAACTCCTTCGATGTAAAGGGATTTTTTAGATCCTTTACCTTCTACGAGGACTTTTACCTCTTCGATTTCTTCTCTGATTAGTTTCATTTGATTAGCCAGTAAAACCTACTTTAAAACCTTTTACGTCTGCGGAAGATGCCGAAATTTGGTCCTTAGGACCTTTTTCAAAAAACTCTACTCGATCATCAGGAAGAGTTACGGTAGCAGTGCTTGCATATCCCGTCGTTGTGCTTTTTGCAACACTAACTGTCGCATCAGCACCAGAAAGATTTACAACTCTAACGACCGTTGCGTTATCAAGAGTGGTTGCACTGTTAAGAGCAACTTCACTTCCTGATCCCATTAGTAATGTTCTATACATGAACTTAAAAGTGCTTTATAAGAGTTATTTATTCATTCTTCATCTTCTTCACTTTCTTCTTCAGTTGCTTCATTGTCCATGAATGAATTTGCTACAACTGGTTTGAGTGCGTCAATCTTTTCAGAACTCTTAGAAAAAAGAAGATCTTTAATCGTATCGGTAATCTGTGATGGTGATTCATCACTCACGATCATATCCATTAATTCGTCCATTTTTAAAATCTTAGATTACAGTTTTATTTATCAGATTTCCCCACCCTTAGGCATTTCTGGTGCCTCGGTTGCAGATCCATCAATTTCTGGTTCAACAGGAACTTCTCCCATTTCTCCATTTATAGAATCATCTATAGGCATTCCTGTTTCTGGATCAGTTGGAATAGAAGGATCGGGAATAATTCCTTTCTCAATTTCTTTTTCAATCAATTGATCCTGTTCAATAATCTCTTCATCTGTTTGGCGAAGAATCTTTCTTCTTAGATAATCTTGAGAGAAATACTTACCAACATATGGTTCTGCAGTAGCAACCATGTTGAGTCTTTCAGTAAGTAATTCGGAATCTTTGAGTTCGGAGAAGTGATTATCATAGAGGAAGTCATACTGAATATGCTGTTCCATACTCTCCCAATCTTCAGGAGTGATAATATTCTTCAGAATTAACTGAGTTTTAAGCATGTCATTAAACATGTTGGAGAATCTTTTTCTTAAACGAGAAACAAACTTAGTGAACTTAAGTTCATCTCTCAAGATCTCAGAAGATCTCCCCAAGTTAAACCCACCTTCTCCATCCATTCTTGAGGGTGGAACATTAAGGGATCTGTACAGTTTTTTCTTAAAGTATTCAATATCAGTGATTTCTCCAAGATTTTGGCCTCCTGGCAGAGTTGTGATTTCTGTTCCCCTTCCGCCTTCTCTGCGAGGCAACCAAAAATCTTCAAGCATGGACATGTGCTTTTTCTCATCTTTAATCTCTCCTGTCGATGCATCATATACCAACTTATTTCTATAGCGAGACATTACATCACGCAGATATTGTTCTGCTTTAATCTTAGGCAGATTACCAACATCAATATAGAAAATTCTACGCTCGGGTGCTCTTGATAGTCTGTAAATAACAAGACTATCTTCAATCATTCTAAGTTGATTGAGAGCCTTGATTGATTTATGGAGATATGATAGTGTAGTTCCCTTATTTCTATCTACCAGTCCAGAAGTGCAATATGAAATTGCATCTTTTGCTATTTTAATTCCAGACTGATTTGAAGATCTTTGACCAACAGGAGAACTATTATTATTTCCTTTTGGGTTATAGATGAAATATTCTTCAATCTCGGGCATCTCAACTTGCTGATCAGCCCTAGGATTGTTTATTGATTGGAGTGCTTTATCTCTATCTTGCTTTTTTTGTTGACGGATATAACGCATTTTCATTGCGTCAACATATCTCAACTCTTGAATTCCGTCTTGTGGATTTTTTAAATCGATTACTTTATGGTAGTATAGTCTACCATCAACATACCAATTTCTATAAATTTCGTGAGACTTTTTATCAAAGTCTAAGAGATCTAGAATTGTTTTAAATTCATCTCTTACTTTTTTCTTTATACCATCACTTGCGTTCAGGTTGTCCAAATCAATTTGAACAGGAACATCATTAGAGTCTGAAACAATTGCTTCATTTACAATATCTTCGATAGCACTATCCACTTCAGGATGCAGAGACATTTCTCTGTATCTCTTGATTAGGTCAAATTCTGTTCTGAATACCCCCTCAATATCTACATAAGAACCAAAAAATCCGCTGGTTAGATAGTGATCAACCCCGTCCTCATTTGACTGAGGAACGGGGGATTGAACACTAGGCGGTTTTTGGTTGTTATCTTCTATTGAAAAACCAAATAACTTAGCCATTATTTAAATATGGTGATCGAATTACTGTACCTATTTATCAGTTAACAGCAACGCCAGTTTGATCAGTTGCACCACCACTAGCCTGTCCAGATCCTGCAGTCCAGTACTGAACTTGGAACTCAACAGTGTACTCTTCGATGGTGTCTGCCGAATCGTAACTCAGATCAATCTGAGAAACGTTTGTTGGGAAGACATCTTGGAAGAGATATGTTCTGAGAGGTGGAATTCCAGAACCGCCAGAGATGTCGCTATTAGTTTGACTGAAGCGACCTTGATCAGCACCTCTACCCAATTGATGAACAATTGCTCTTGCCATGTAGGAAGAGGGGTTTGTAGCACCAGTGTTATTATCGAGTTTGCTGATTCCGTTCATCCACTGTTCAAAAGCACTTCTAAGTTTGAAGTCTTCATCGTTGATGACGGTAACGGTCCAGGTGTCGAAGGTTCTATCTCCAGCAACCTTCAGAGTTCTACCTCTGAAGGGAACTTCGATAGCTGCGACGTTGGAGGCGGGCAGAGCCGCCGCCTTACATAAGAACTGGAAGTTCTCGGCGTCCCACTCAATACCTTGGGTTGCAACCGCTGGAATTGTAGGGATATCGACTTCAAATAGATTAGCTCTTGCGCCACCACCTTGTAAGGCAGTTTTGAAGTCGGTAATTGTGCGTAAAGTAGACATTTTGGGTTCCTCCTAGGTTTTTATAATAAAATTATCAAGCTCTACCAGCAACTTCTTCAAAACTTACACCTGTTCTCGTAGCAACGAAAGTAAGCGTAACGAAGTTGATCGACTTAGCAGGCTTCAGGAAGATGTCTGCTCTAAATTCATTATTATCAATGATGTCTGGTGTGTTATTTGTTTCATCACAAATAACCAGATAATCATAAATTCCTCTCTTCGCTTGAACATCGCGGAGATATGGTTCTACGATGTTAACGAAGTTTGCTCTTGTGATCTGATCATTGAGTTCAAAGAGTTGTGACTCTGCTGCTTTTTGCAGTGCTTGCTCAACCGTGAGGAAGAGACGACGAACGTTGATACGGTCGAATGCAGAAGAAACAGCAAGTGCAGTCTTATCACCGAATAAGAGAATTCCAGAACCATTCTGATTAACAATAGAGTTAATTCTTCTTGGATACAGACGATCTCTTTGTGCCTTGGATGGGTTGTATGCAAGTTTAATTGCATTGTTCAGTTGTCCTCTCTGAAGACCAGCAGGTGAGAACCAAGGATATGCCTGAATGTTAGTTCTTACCATCAGACCAGCAACGTCTCCGTTGGTTGGAATATAGCGGAACTTATCATTGAATCTATCATACATGTACTTGTATCCAGTATCGAATACAGCGTATGATGAAGATGTTAACGGTGCGTAGAACGCGACAACGTTATCTGTTGCAGTATCAGAGTTAGCAATTTCAACAACATCTGCCTTGTGTGGAGAAATTGTCACCATGCAATCTTTTCTTGCATTAGCAATAGAGATCAGATAGTTTGCTTTTGCCTTGGACTCATCTTTAGTTGTGCTTCCTGGTCCACCGATTAGGAAGTCAACTTCGATTTCATCTTTGTTAGAGAATAAAGCGTATCCAGAAATTACATCGCTGAGATCTGCTTGCATTCCTCCAGATGCACCGTAGTCTTCACCACCAGCAAGATCATAAGTTGCAGGACCGATAGCATTAAAGGTAATACCTTGTGCTAGTGTGTTCCAAGCACCAGTTCCAGTGGAAATTCCACTCCATTGTGCAGATCCAGTTGCAGCAGTTCCAGAATTAGTTGTAAAGTTAACAGCAACAACGTCTGTTCCATTATAGGAATCATCCTCATCACCAAGATTTGCTCCTGCAAAGACGTACTCAGATCTATCTGCAAGATAGTCTTTGTAGAATACTTTCAGAGGTGAATTGACTGCAGAAATTGTATCTGTAGCCTTGGAAAGGAAGGTGTGCTTCTCAAGCAGGTTTCCTTGGATTCCTGTTACTTTTCCTTCATCATCATAGATTGCGATGTGAATAGCATCACCCTGACCAGATCTTTCAGAAGAGTATCTGCTTGTAACTGGTTTTGGTGCAATATTTTTCCAGTAAACTGTGGAGTTTGTTAAACCAAGTGTTTGTTGATCGTACCAGTCAACTGCATTAGTAACGCTATATGCGGTAGCAGCAATTCCCATATTATCGTGGGAATAAATTGTTGCAGTTGATGGGAATGATTGACCTGTTACACCTTCAGCATAGTCAATAGCAGTAATTGAACCCGCTGTAGAAACAACATTAGTGAATGTAACTGCAGTTCCTGCAGCAACTGCGCTACCAATTGTTGTTCCCAGTGCTACTCTGTTACCAGAAAGGACATTGGAAACTTCAAAGAATCCAGTTCCATCACCAAACTCTACTCTTAGGTCTGTTAAACTTAGACCTGTAGTAGAACCAACGGTAATATTAGTGTCGCCAACTGTGTGAATTCCAACAGTTGCTCTAGTAGCACCAGCAGCATTAACTACGGATGTACTACCAACAGAAACTCTTGAGGTAACTTTTACATCAACAGTTTTATTTGATTCGTCTTTACCGGTGACGATACCTTTTAAATAACCGTTGAAGGTTGAGGTAGTACCATCGGCAGGGTCTGGGATTGTTGCTGCTGTAAGGGTATAAGTAATACCAGTTCCAACTGCAAAACCATTTAAGTTTTCAGCGTTAACTGTTAGTCTTTGGTCTCCTAAGTCGTCGATAACGCAGACTTTAATTCCATTTCCCCATTCTCCTGGGTTCTTAGCAGCGAATGCCCATGCTGCAGTATCATCAGAATGGTTGTCCTGATAATCTTCGTAGCTCTTTACTTTTGGTGCAGTTCCTGCAGAACCAAATCCTCTGTATGCATTCTTTAGGTTATCACCGTCAGTTCTTACGACTTTCAGTACGCCGCCGTATGAAAGGAACGATGATGCTGCAAGCCAGTACTCATACTGGTTATTGTTGTTGCTTGGTTTTCCGAACTCTTTAATGAGTTCTTGCTCGGTTGCCACGTCAGTTGGATCTTCCACGGGACCGATAGGAAAAGGTCCTGCGATAGCGCCAATATTATCTAAAACATTCTCAGCTCTTCCTACCGTTAGGTCTACTTCCCTGGTTAATACACCCGGAGATAATTGAGGAGTCGCCATGTTTTTCTCCTGTGATAGTTTCAGTTTAACTTGAAATATTTATTAAAACCCACATTTTCAGTGGGGAAATGTAGCGTGAACTACCAGTCTGGGTATAACCAATCAACAAATGGCGTCTGGTTTTTTCTGCTTTCAACAATTCTCTTTATAGTACAATCTTTACACTCATATGACCATGAAGATGGAACTGCTCCTCTATCTTTTCTTGTTCTGTAAAAGTCTCCTATCAGGTTCTTAGTTTCTCCACAAACTCTACACCTTCTTTCATTAAGTAGAAGGTGTCCAAGTTTTATCTGACTATCTAAATCCATATTACATATAGTCCCACATATAAGACATATCACCATACTCACTAATTGATGTGTTAGACCATCTATCTCCCTCAGCATCAACAAAAGAAGAGTTATCTAAACCATCATCAACAAATCCAAATGGAGCCATATCTTGTTCTATCTGATTTTTCTGCTCTTCATAAATTCTTTTTCTAACATCCTGATCAGTTAATTCTTTGAAGTACTCTTGAAGGACCAACCATGCATATATTACAAGACACATAGCAAGGTCATCATTACAACCTTGTTCTGCCTCAAAAGAATTATGTTTTGAAATAAATGTCGTTAGTTCTGATATAATATCGTAGTCATTGAATACTAATTTATCTTCTTCAATCAATGCTTTAAGATTGAGAGATCCTACCTTCTTAACAGTCTTGGACATCTTGACTCCGAGTTGAGTCTTCTTACCAGAAAATCCTTGACCAACAATTTGTCCAGCACGTCCTCTCATCGAGCACATGAGAACATTCTGATACTCAAGATCATAATGAAGTAATGATGCTACTTGGTCTCCGATATCATTTACTTCGCATAAAACATATGCTTGATTATAATTTCTCGCTACTTCCCATATTATATTTGGGAATAGCATAGGTTTAATTGTATTGTTCTTATATTTTGCTACTATCTTATGTGGAAACTCAGTTATATCTACAACAACAAAAGCTGAGTAATCTTCACTAACTCCTCTAGCAACGTCTACCGTAATGATATAATCATGCCCTTCTTTTGGTTGTTCGTAAATATCAAGTCCTGCACTTTGCTTCAATGGATTATCATAAACCATTGATCGCAATTTACTTGGAGATATTAGCGTATCAATAGATCCTAAGAACTCACACTCAAACTCAACCTTGAATTGCTGTTCTGACGTGTTAGCAATTGTTTGTTCTTTCCACTTCGCATCGCGTCCAGGAACCTCTGACCAATGGACATCGGTTGGGACATACTCATTCTTACTCCTCTCCGCATCATGCCACATGCGGTAGAAGTGATTCATACCATGTGGGGTAGATACAATAATTACTTTGGTACTTTGACCAGAAGTAATAGTAGGATAAACAGAGGCAAAGAACGAGTCGGCAATGTGATTTGGAACGAACGCGAACTCGTCGAGAAAGAGGATGTTGAACGACATACCTCGGACAGCACTCGCAGACGTAGAAGCAGCCAGTATTTTGCTCCCATTTTCCAACTCCAAGGATCCTTTGTTCCAGGCTATTATACCCTGCTGCATCCACTTTGGTAGATTCTCGTAAGCAAGTTGTAATCTTCCTAAAAGTTCCCTAGCGGTAGATGCCTTGTTAGCAAGGATACCAATATTAACACTATCGTTAAAGACTGCGTAGTGAAGAAGATAAGATACCACAGTCGTAGACTTACCAGTCTGACGAGGCATCTTACAAATATTGAATCTGTTTTCATGGAAATTTTTTACTAGTTTTTCTTGAAATGGATACATCTCAAAAGGAACTAGACCCATATCCAATGAAACAATTTGTACATAATTTTTAGCAAAATATACAGGATCTTCTTTGCATTTCATGAATTCAATGATATTATCTTCTGTGAATTCAATTGCAGTATTTGCTTTTTTAAGGTTTGGGTTCCCCAAATAGATCTCAGACATAACAATACCTCCTTTCTGGACCCCAATTCTTCATTCTATAAGAAACTGCTTGTATTGTGATGCCTAGATCATCTGCTGCTTCCTGCTGAGAAATGTATTCTTTACCATTAATACTTATCTTTTTGCTATTTGGATGTTTTTCTCCACCTTCATATTTGTGCCCGAAAGATCTTCCTTTAAGAGATTCACTTCTTTTTCTACAAGTTTCTTCCGAATGCTTACTACCTTTATTTTTAGCACTCGCTTTATTTAAATTTTTCATATAATATGCATCTCCATGATATATTTTTTTATGTCTTTCCCTTAAAATCAAATTAACAATTCCAAGCTCTAAGGGATTTATTGATTCTGCTATCTGGATCGTTAGCAGTTTTAGAAGAAGTAAGTTTCTTCTTCATACCTTTCATTCTTGCACAGAATGATGCTCTTCTCTTATTTCCAACTTTTTTTGAGGGTGCTTTAAGGTCAGAACCAGGGTTCTCTCTTTCATAAGACTTACGTCCTTTTTCATTGAGACCCCCCTCAGGGTTCTTACCCGACTTTTTTGTCCAAGCAGCTCCTTCCTCTAGATCAACTTCTTCTGCATATAAGAAAGTTTCGCCAGGTTCTTTTTCAATAACGGAAGTGTACTTGACTTTAGAACCAGGATATATTCCTTGCATCTGTGCTTCTACTTCTGTTCTCGACGGAAGTTTTGCCTGAGGGAAGAACATCTTTAAGACGTATGTTCTCCCTTTCCAGGTCACAACAACCATCATAAGATTGCCGATCTTTGAGGGGATTCTTGTTGCTTCGTCAATATTAGACATTATTGAAAAGACTCTTTTTATTTATTTAGTAGAGACTTCAGTTCGTCAATCTGCTTCTGTTGATCCTTAACGGCTTCAATCAGAAGAGCAACCATATTCATGTATGCAACAGACTTGACTCCAAGAGCATCTTCATAGACAACATCAGGAACAACTTTTTCAACTTCTTGTGCAATAACACCTATACAATGATCTCCAGTTTTCTTATGATCATATTCAACACCACGAAGTTGCTTAACCTTTTCAAGTGCATCTTCAATAGTCTCAACGTTTTCTTTCAGTCTTTCATCAGAGTTTGCAGTAACAGTACCAGAAGCAGTTAAATTACCAGTGGAATCAACGAAAGTTAATTTCGATGATGTAGTTGCAATATTAGATGCGTTCTTAAATAACACTTGGTTTGCAGAACCAATAGCATTAATATCCGCAGCATCGATGGTAACAGTTGCTTTAGAACCAGCAGATTCGGAAACAATACTAGTAATTGCAGTTCCTTCAAAATTTATTATTGTTGCTTCTGCAACTACTTGCGAATCATCATCTTGCACTTCAACACCAGAAATAATTCCTGTTAATTGAGAACCATCTCCTTTAAATTGTCCACTAGTACTAGTTACATCACCAGAAACAGTTATATCATTAGGGAATCCAACGATAACTTTTCCTTCATCTCTAGTAGCATTAATTTGATTTACTGTTCCTTCAACCGACATCACTGCACCGGTTGTATTACTCGCAAGACCAATATGCCCAACAGTTGCATCATATTCAACTTCAAAGTGCTCACCTTCAAATGAAGCAACACCAAAAGTAGATGCTACAGAAGATGCAAGGGAAACGGTATTTGTAGTAACAATACCAGTTATTCTACCATATTGATCGATATAAATCTCTTCAATAAATCTATCTGCCCTAGTTGTTGCATTAGTGTAACTATGAGAGGTTTCTGTTAGATTAATATCATCATCTCTAACAGTAATTGCATTACTATCTGCAGATATAACATCAAATCTATTAGAAACCTTGATCAGACCTTTACCAGCCTGTAGTTCACCAGGACTAGAGAACTGGGTAAATTCTAGTGCGCTAACACCGATAGAAACTGGTTCTTTGGTAATCAACACAAAACCACCACCAGCGTTATCATCACCGTTTAGAACGAATGAGAACGCACCTGATGCGATTTCAGCACTTTGGTCAAAGTCAGCAGCACGGGTCAGTTCCCATGATGTTGATCCGCTTCCAATTCTAGTAACTGTATAATATCCATTCTCGAATGTATTTCCGATTCCATTAGAACCCTGATTTTTTACAAGAACACGATCCGTGGCTGTTAGATCTATAAATCTATCAATAAGACCTGTTCCACCAACACCTGCTGTAGTGATATTACCATTTGATTGTGCGAAAAGAATAGCACCAACACCATTAGGTGGTGTATCTACGTTATCATAGTATGCTACAAGTCCTTCTGTAGTTGCTACAGATACTGCCTTCTGAACCACAAGACCAGCAGTTGCGAAGTTGTCCACATAGGCTTTTGTGGCAAGTTCCTGATCTAGTATGGGTGTTAATGTATCTACGCTAGCATATGCTCTATTGAAGAATCCAGATCCAGCAACACCAACATCACCAACAACGCTTAACTTACGATCAGGGGTAGCAGAAGATATTCCTATTCTACCGGTAGAATCATTGTAAATAAGATCTGCAGATCCTCCAAAAATTCCACCGTCATTGTATTGGACTTGTCCGTCAGCACCACCAGGAGTAACATCAGAAACCGTAATTGTAGCAGCAATACCAGAAGCAGTTGCAACTACCAAACTACCGACAAAGTTAATATCACGTATACTATTACTAGAACCTACCTGAACACCTTCATCTCTAATAGTGATGCCGAGATCTTGAATACTTTCGATGGTTGACCAACTTACTGCAGTTCCACCTACAGATGTTAGGATGGTATTATCTTCACCCATCACTCCATCATAACCAAATAATTCTTTATGAATTCTAAGGTTTCCTGTATCTAAATCAGCGGTAGGAGTATCAATATTTCTGCCTTCTACTCCATGAGAAGTACCAATACCAACACTACCACCAATTGAAACGTTACCAATAACGTTTAATACTCTAGTATCCTCACTGTAATCAGTGATTCCAATTCCGAGATCTCTTTCTCTCCCGGATATGTACTTACCGTAATTAGCCATTTTATAAATTAGAAGTTAGAGGTTTCCAGAATTGATGAAAGGAATTTCATATCCGATCCTGCATCTACAGAAACAGCGATCTTATCTCCTGTCTCTAGAACTAGTTTTCCAGGAAGAAGATTCACTGTGTCTCCTGCAGGAACAGGAAATTCATTTACGATTGGTGTTGTGGTTGTATCAGTACTGTCGTAATAACTGAAAGTAATTTTTCTAGTTACTGTTCCAGTATTGATAGCCTGCGCCAAAAGGAATACTGATGTATATCCTGTTGGTGCTGTGTAGATTTGAACGTCTGATGTTGTGGGCGTATTAGTAATTGTTCTAAAATTATTAATCGCAATTTGAGCAGCCATTTAATTAGTCTCCTAGTGCTAGAATGAATGGTGTTACGTTGTTGAATAGCGACTTCAGGTAGGTTCTACCTGTAATCGTTCCACTTGCTTGGTTGATGGTAACACCATCACCAATTCTAAAG